AGCAACTTGCTGACAAGAGCAATCAGCCACGCAGGTTAGCTGTTATTCCCTACACTGAGTATCTTGAGACGTATCGTCCCGGTGATGACACTGGGGATAGTGGATCAGGTATTGGTGTCCCACTTCGTGTGTATCAGACGCAAGAAGAAAAGTTTGGTGTTACTCCAGTGCCAGATGACTCATACGTCATTGAATATAAGTATTGGACATTCCCTACAAGCATGACTGCCTTTGGTGATGTGTGCGTAATTCCAGATCGTTTTATCCACGTTGTCATTGATGGTGCAATGATGTACATGATGCGCTTCCGTTCTAACGAACAAAGTGCGGCAGTCCATCAGAATGACTTCGTTGAGGGCATCAAGATGATGCGCCGTGTACTTGTTGATGATAACTTATCTTTGCGCTCTACTTACAATCCACGCACAGTATTTAATGCCTATCTGCCTACACGAGTTCTGTAATGGCTGATCAGCTACAGATATACACAGTCTCATGTGAAGGCGGACTCAACACTAACCGGGATGTCCTTTCTCAGGGACAGTTATCACCGGGCAGTGCGACACGTTTAATTAACTATGAGCCTGCTGTAACAGGTGGCTATCGTAGGATCAGTGGATTCACTGAGGCATATCCTAGCTTACCCGGCTTAGGTAAAGTCCTTGGTATTTGTGTATTCAATGGAATTAACGATGGCATTCTAGCTTGCCGTAGACCATCTTCTGGCAGTCAGTATCTACATTATTGGGATACTGGAACTGAAGCATGGGTTGCTGTTACCACTGCTGGTAGCCCCACAATGACCGGGGTAAACAAGGTACGTTTCTCCAAGCATAATTGGTCTGGTCCAGTAGTTGTAATGGCGGATGGGGTGAATCCAGCGTCTAAGTATGACGGGACTACATATACTCAGATTACAGATGCAAACGCTCCCACCGATCCTAAGTACGTTACTGAGTTTAAATCTCATCTTTTCTTAGCGGGCGGATCATCTGACCCTTACCTGCTTCACTACTCAGCACCTCTTAATGAAACGGACTTCAGCCCAGCTAATGGTGCTGGTGTTATTAACGTAGGTTTTGAAATCGTTCAGATTAAAGCGTTCCGTGATGAGTTATATATCTTCGGAACGAATAACATTAAGAAGATTGTAGGTAGCAGTAACGCTGACTTCACAATGCTTCAGGTGACTAACGATTTAGGATGTATTGCATCTGACTCAGTCATTGAGCTTGGTGGTGACCTTCTCTTCATCGGACCTGATGGCTTACGCCCTGTATCCGGTACTGACAAGATTGGTGACGTTAACTTGGAAACAGTATCCAAGAACGTGCAGTCAGTCTTTAACGACATCGTATTGAATAATGACCTAGATGATTTGAATGCTGTAGTCATTCGTCAGAAGTCACAGTTTAGATTCTTCTTCGGTGCTTCAGATTCGCAGGGTGCGATTGGGGCATTGAGACAACAGCAGAATGGTGGCATTGGATTTGAATTCGGTCAGTTGCTAGGTATATCAGCAACAGCCGCTGACTCAGGATACATTGGTCAGTATGAGTTCGTTGTCCATGGTGACTTAAATGGCAAAGTGTACAGACAGGAGTCTGGCACTAGCTTTGATGGGACGGAGATATTCTCATTGTTCCAAACCCCATTCTACCACTTCGGTGATCCAGAGTTACGTAAGAACTTCCTAAAGTTATCCACGTACCTGAAAGCGGAAGGTAACGCAGACATTGTGTTGGGTATCGTGTACGACTACGAAGACGTTAACGTACTAAACCCAACTAACTATGACATCACAACACGTGGTGCGGCGGCTTACTACAATGAAGCCGCATATGATTCGGGTGCTATTTTTGATGGTAACCCATCTCCTGTAGCGAAAACATCGTTCTCAGGATCAGGAACATCAATCTCAATTAAGTATGTAACCAACGATACAAACGCTAGCCACGCAATCCAAGGATTCGTGCTGTTGTTTGGATATGGAGATCGCAGGTAAATGGCAGGTTATACCAGACAGTCAGTAGCAGATATTATCTCAGGTGAGGTAGTTAAAGCCGCACCCTTAAACGCTGAATTCAATGCACTCCGTGATGCGTTTACCGCAGGCACAGGCCACACACATGATGGCACTACAGGTAACGGCGCATACATTACTACAATTGCGGGCGAAGAAGGCTTCAATAAAATCTTTGTTGATGAAGCAAATAACCGCATTTCTTTCTTTATTGAAATTGCTGGTGCGGCAGTTGAGCAGATCCGTGTACAAGACGGTGCTATTGTTCCTGTCACAGATGATGATATTGACCTTGGTGCTATAGGTGCTGAGTTCAAAGACCTGTTCATTGATGGTACTGCAAACATTGACTCATTAGTTTCTGCCGCAGTTACTCTTACGGGCGGTAGCATTGATGGAACTACCATTGGTAGCTCTACACCTGCCGCTGGTGCATTTACTACTGTAACGACAACTGGTCAAGCTACACTTGCTTCTGCTGACATCAACGGCGGTACAATTGATGGTGCTGTCATCGGCGGTGCTACTCCCGGTGCTGGTACATTTACTAACCTAACTGCTAACACTGGTATCACCGGCACACTGACTGGTGATGTCACAGGTAACGTCACCGGCAATGTAACCGGAAATGTCACAGGTAATGTGACTGGTAACTTAACAGGTAACGTCACGGCATCCTCTGGTACTTCTACATTCAACGATGTCACAGTTAACGGTACGCTTGATGTAACTGGGACTACCATTGCTAACGTCACAGATCCTGTCAGCGCACAGGATGCCGCTACTAAGAACTATGTCGATACGAATGACGCACTGAAGCTGAACCTTACTGGCGGCACTATGTCTGGTGCTATTGCTATGGGTACGAACAAGATCACAGGTCTTGATACTCCAACAGCAACAGCAGATGCGGCTACCAAAGGCTATGTTGATACTACTGTAGCAAATGTCATTGACTCCGCACCTGCCGCTTTAGACACTCTGAATGAGTTAGCGGCGGCATTAGGCGATGATGCTAATTTCTCCACAACTATAACAAACTCTATTGCAACTAAACTCCCACTAGCAGGTGGCACCATGTCTGGTGCTATTGCAATGGGCACGAATAAGATTACTGGCTTAGGTGATCCTACACTTGCACAAGATGCGGCTACTAAGACATACGTAGATACTGCTGATGCAACTAAGCTCAGCTTGTCTGGTGGCACAATGACTGGTGCCATTGCGATGGGCACTAGCAAGATTACAGGTGTTGGTGATCCAACTGCGAACCAAGATGCCGCCACTAAGAATTATGTAGACACACAAGATGCGACTAAGTTAAGTCTGTCTGGTGGAACAATGACAGGTAACATTGTCTTAGGTGCTAACAAGGCAACGTCTACTGCTACACCGACTACAGATGATGACTTGACTCGTAAGGGTTATGTTGATACAATCCTTGGTTCTGCAACAGCGGCGGCTACTTCAGCGGCAAATGCGGCTACCAGTGAAACGAATGCGGCTACAAGTGCAACGAATGCCGCTACATCAGAATCTAATGCCTCAACTTACGCTGGCAATGCACTTACATCTGCCAACGATGCGGCGGCTTCATATGATTCATTTGATGATCGCTACTTAGGTGCTAAGTCTTCTTCACCTGCGCTAGACAATGACGGTGACGCACTACTGACTGGTGCATTGTACTTTGATACGACTGCCGATGAGATGCGTGTCTATAACGGCACATCTTGGGTTGCGGCAGGTAGTGCTATTAATGGTACTTCTTCTCGTCAAACTTACACAGCAACAGCTAGCCAGACTACATTTGCAATCACATATGATGTCGGCTATGTCGATGTATATCTCAACGGTGTCAAGCTCGTTAATACGACTGACTTCACCGCAACTTCCGGTACTGACATTGTTTTAACCGCAGGTGCCGCCGCAGGTGACATTATTGATATCGTTGCTTACGGTGCATTTAATGTTGCAAACGTATATACACAAACACAGTCAGATGCTCGCTACGCACAGTTATCTAACAACCTATCTGACTTAGCTGATGCGGCAACAGCACGTACTAACTTAGGTCTTGTCATCGGTACTGATGTACAGGCATACGATGCGACTATCGTAGTTGATGCTGATATTGCCAACATGCTTGAGACTACAGACATCGGTGTCACAGTACAGGGCTACGATGTAGACACACTCAAAGCGGATGTAGCAGATACTATTACTGCACCAATGCGTGGCACAGTGACTACAGACAACGATCTGTCGTTTGATATGAATGTCACTAACAACTTCTCCTGCACACCAAGTGGAACTGGCACGTTGACCTTTACAAACATTACTGCTGGTCAATCTGGGAACATCTTCTTAGATAACTCAGGTGGTCATGTTGTTAGTGCGGCGGCTACTGTATTCATTAACTCAGGTGATTTAACTACCATTAGCACAGCAGGTAAATATTTCGTCAGTTACTTTAGTCCAGATGGAACAAATGTCTATATCAGCGCAACTCCAGCAACAACAAGTGCAGGTGCCTAAGTGAGTCTTATTGCCGCAGGTGGCGCACACAGAGGCTCAGTCAGAGGCTTCTATCCTAAGACCATTGAAGGATCGCTACGGTTTAACGATGGTGACACTCCGTACCTGAGTTGGACTCCTGCGTCTGCGGGTGACCGTAAGACTTGGACGTTTTCATTCTGGATTAAACGCACGACTATCGGTCAGATTCAAAGCATTTTAGAAGTTACAAACGGTAGTGGCATTTCTTATCTTGGCTTTTTTAACGACACTTTACGTTTTTTGTGGAATGGCGGTGGAGCAAATGCGTCAGACACTACAATGGTATTCCGTGATCCTTCTGCTTGGTATCACATTGTTGTTGTATGGGACACTGTGACAGGAGGACAAGGCTATAAAGTATATGTTAATGGTGAAAGCGTAACCGTTAGTATTTCATCACCTACAACAGATACACAGACTGCTATAAACGATACACCCACCCATCACATTTCAACATTCTCTGGTGGAGGCTCTTATCCAATAGACGGCTACCTAGCCGAAGTCTTTTTCATTGACGGTACAGCCCATGACGCTGACGCTTTCGGTGAAACCAAGAACGGTGTGTGGGTTCCGAAGAACATCACAGCCACAGACTTCACAATGGGTACGAATGGCTTTCACTTGACGTTCCAAGACGATACAGAGGTTGAGGCGTTCAATACTGTTCTGTATCGGGGTAATGGTGGTACGCAGTCGATTACTGGTATGGGCTTCAAGCCAGACTTCTTATGGATCAAAAATAGAAACGGCACACAAGTCCATCAGCTTTTTGATGTGGTCAGAGGTGTGGAGGGGTCGTTGCGCTCGAATGGAACAGATGCGGAAAACATCGACAGCCCTAATGATCGTCTTTTATCGTTTGATTCTGATGGCTTTAGTTTAGGTGATGATGGCAACCCTAATGGCTCAGGTAACACCTACGTTGCTTGGGGTTGGGACGCAGGAGCTAACAACGCTGTCACTGGTCATTCGTCTGTGACATGGACAGGCGATGGGTCTAGTTATCGGTTTATCAGCGGCCTTCCATTTTCTCCAGATTTAGTATGGTGGAAAACACGAAATCAAACATATGACCATCGTTTGTATGATTCTGTTAGAGGAACTGGTAAGCGTCTTGGCTCAAACAGCACTGCCGCTGAGTCAACAACGACTGAGTTAATTGGCTTTACTAATGATGGATTTTTATTAGGAAACGGAGCCGCATCAGCAGGTAATGGCTCTGGCGAAAACATGATCGCATGGGCATGGGATGCAGGAGACGGTGATCCTGTAAGCAACACAGACGGGTCTATTACATCGACTGTGAAGGCTAGTCCGACTAATGGGTTCAGTATTGTTAGCTATACTGGTAATGGCACAGCAGGAGCTACGATAGGTCACGGATTAAGTTCTGCTCCAGATATGATGATCGTTCGTAGAAGGACTGTTGCTTCTGGATGGATGGTTTATCACAGTGCAAATACAGCAAATCCAGAAACAGAATATTTGTCGTTGCAAGCAACAGATGCAACTACTGATGACAATACAAGATGGAACGATACTGCCCCGACTTCATCTGTGTTTAGCGTAGGAACAGCAGGAGCAACAAACGCCTCTGGTAGCACATACATCGCCTACTGTTTTCACGATGTAACGGGCAAGCAGAAGTTTGGCACATATGACGGCGATGGTACGACTGACGGTAGTTTAGAAATTAATGTTGGGTTTAGACCCGGTTGGTTAATGATCAAACGTACTGATTCCGCTCATGACTGGAGTATTATTGATGCTAGTCGAAGCCCATTTAATCCTACAACAAAAGAATTGCTTGCAAACACAAGCGATGCTGAAGGAACTGCACAGCGAGTCAATTTTACTGACACTGGATTTCAATTAGTCAACAACGGAGGACGAGTAAACGCCAACGGTGGCACTTACATCTACGCCGCATTTGCAGGTAGCTACTCAGACTACATCACTGACTACAACACTGATGGAGATGTAGATACACGAGTCAAAGCAAATGATACAACAGGTTTTAGTATCGTATCCTATAAGTGTAAGGCCACAACTGTTAAAGGTGACACCATAGGACATGGATTAAGTTCTGCTCCAGATTTTATGATCTTCAAAGGACGTAATAATGCAACAGGTAGAAATTGGGGCGTTTACCACACAAGTATTGGTAATACTGGTGGTGTCTTATTAAATAGTAGTGGTGTGACGATAACAAGTGATGAGTGGTGGAATAACACAAGTCCAACAAACTCTGTCGTCACACTTGGCAACTATTCTTATGTTCAAGAAAATGGATATGACTACATCGCCTACTGTTGGGCAGAGAAGACTGGCTACTCTAAGTTTGGAATTAACACTACTTCTAGAGTTTCTTGTGGTTTCAAACCTGCTTTAGTTATTTTAAAAGACACAGCCGTTAGTGGATCATGGTATCTACTAGATAACACACGAGACGCTGATGGTGATTTTAATCATCAACTATATGCTCAACTTTCTAATTCTGAAGATGCTCCATCAACAAGCACTTTAACTATTGATGACGGCACAGCTTACGGTAATGATGGCGGTGGGTTTACTGTAACTTGGACTGCCCAAACTGACCGCTACGGTAGTGGCGTAATCTACGCCGCCTTTGCAGACACAAGAGATGCGGCCTTCTGGTTAGATCAGTCTGGTAATGACAACGATTGGCAACCAGTCAACCTAGACCATAACGATACCGTCAGCGATTCACCAACCGACAATCATGCAACCTTTAGTCCGTTAGTCTTAGCAAAATCTGGAACTACAAATTTCAGAACGTTAGGCGTTTTTTCTGATGGAAACTTAACTTGCACTACAAACGCAGATAATGAATCAGGAACCATCCCATTTGGAGCAACATCGGGACAATATTATGTAGAGTTTAACATCGACAACTTGGCACAACGATTGCAAATTATAGTGTACACAGATGAGTTATATGTGCATCAGAACGCAATTACAACAAGCAGTGACGGCGGTGGTAATGCAACAGATCGTGTTAGTTGGACAACTGGAGATGTAATCGGTATTGCAATCGACATGGATAATAACAAAGTGTTTTTCCATAAGAATGGCGATTATTTTGGAACTAGCAATCCCTCGACAAACACTGGCGGAGATACCTTAAACTCCTTTACTGGTCTTGGCTTTAGACAAGATAGTGGCAGTACAGGCAACGCTCAGATCAGCTTTAATGCAGGTCAACAACCATTCAAATACGATCCACCTGCGTAGGATAAGGAGATAATATATGGCTTATAATAAACTAAGCACAGCCAACCTACCCGATCCTGCGATCAACCCTGCACAGGGAAGCAGTCCAGGGGATTACTTTAATACGGTGTTGTATCCGGGTACAGGGGCAGATCAGCCGATCACTGGTATAGGCTTTAAGCCGGACTGGGTTTGGTTAAAGCAAAGAAACGCAACAGGTTCACACGGTCTTTTTGATTCTGTTAGAGGAGCTACAAAACGGTTAAGCTCAAATCTTACAGCCGCTGAAGACACAGCGGCGGGTGTTAATTCATTTGACGCTGATGGGTTTACTTTAGATGCTCTTAACTGGAACCAATCCGGACAAACTTTTGTATCATGGAACTGGAAAGCAGGAACATCATTCAGTAACGGTGCGGGTGAAAACGGAGCAACTATTGCAAGCTCTGGTAAAGTCAGTACAGAGTCTGGGTTTAGTATTGCTTCATTTAATTCTGGATCGGCAGGGACACAATCATTTAAACATGGTTTATCTCAAGTACCTGAAATTGTATTTTTAAAGAGTAGAACTACTAGCCAAGCGTGGCCTGTGTGGACAAGTCTTACAGGAAATCCTTCAACTGCTTATGGTTATTTAAACTACTCAAATGCGTTTTCAACCGACTCTCTCCAATGGATAAACGCACCCACTTCTACTTTGTTTACGTTTAATTCTAACTATGCATTAAACCAAAATGCAGATTGTATTGCCTACTGCTTCCATAGTGTCGAAGGCTTCTCAAAGTGTTCTAGCTATGTCGGCAACGGTAATGCAGATGGCCCATTTGTGTACACAGGGTTTAGGCCGTCATTTCTGCTAGTAAAACGAACTGATGGTGGAACAAACAATTGGGTTATTTACGACAAAGAACGTGATTCCTACAACTATGTCGATTCAAGATTATTCCCTAATACTTCAGGTTCTGAATCTGGAGGTGGCGCATCATATTCGTATGACTTTTTATCAAATGGATTTAAGGTTAGATCAATAGGAAGTGAACATAATCTTGATGGCGGCACATACATCTACATGGCCTTTGCCGAAAACCCATTTAAGTACAGCAACGCTCGCTGATAGGAGATAGAAACAATGTGGACTTACTTAGGTAGAGTCATCAAACAAGGCAGGGCGTGGACTGACG